CAACTAAATGATGAATTAAATAATGTAACGGTGAAATTGAGAACAGATGAACTTCTATAAAAATGTAATTGAACACAAAGGTAAACTTCTTATTCGTGGTGTCTTAAACGGCAAAGAGTATAAAGACAAGATTGATTTTGGTCCTACTCTATATTGTTTGACACAAGAACACTCAGTTTACAAAACACTACAAGGTCAGTTTCTAAAACCTATTGAGTTTACCACCATTGGTGCAGCTCGTAGATTTCGTAAAGAAATTGCCACACAAAATTCGCCAGTATATGGCCTAGAAAGATATCACTATCAATATATCGGTCAAGAATATCCGACTGAGATTGAATGGGATAAAGACAATATTAAAATCTTTACACTTGATATCGAAACAACTTGTGAAGGAGGTTTTCCAGATGTTGAAGACCCACAAGAACAGTTGTTATGTATCACAGTAAAAAATCAATCTAATAAACAAATCATTACATGGGGTGTTGGTGATTTTCACACAGACAGAGTAGATGTAACTTATGTAAAATGTAAAGACGAAAAACAATTGATGTTTGAGTTTATGAAATTCTGGATTAAAAATTATCCAGATGTTATCACAGGCTGGAACACCAAGTTTTTTGACTTACCTTATTTGATGAATAGAATTAAACTGATTGCAGGTGATAAAGTTGCAAACAGAATGTCGCCTTGGAACTTGGCGAACAGAGAAGAGATTAATGTAAGAGGCAGACCACAAACTGTTTACAATCTATATGGTATTGCCATGTTAGATTACCTTGACTTGTATAAGTGGTTTATACCAACAAGACAAGAAAGTTATAGACTAGACTTTATTGGTGAACTAGAACTTGGTCGTGGTAAAGATGACGCAGGTTATGATACATTTAAAGATTGGTATACTAAAGACTTTCAATCGTTTGTTGATTACAATATTCAAGATGTTGAAATTGTTGACGCATTAGAAGATAAACTTGGTCTTATTGATTTATCATTAACAGTTGCATATGATTCAAAAGTAAACTATGATGATATATTTTCACAAGTTAGAGTATGGGACACATTGATTGCAAACCATTTAATGCAAAAAGGTATATGTGTACCACCAAGAGAAGAACATAGTAAAGAAACAAAATACGAAGGCGCTTATGTAAAAGAACCAATACTAGGCGGCCATGATTGGATTGTTTCATTTGATATTAACTCTCTATATCCACATATTATTATACAATACAATATTTCGCCAGAAAAAATCATTGGTGAATCTTCTCATGGTGTCAATGTTAATAAAATGATTGACATGAAAGTACCACTTAATTATCTTAAAACAGAGGGTGCATGTTTAACACCAAACGGTGCCAAGTTTAGAAATGATAATCAAGGTTTTCTTCCTGAAATGATGGAGAAAATGTACAATGAAAGAGTTGTCTTTAAACAAAGAATGTTAAAGGCAAAGAAAGAATATGAAAAAACTAAAGACCCTAAACTAGTTAAAGAGATTGCAAGGTGTCATAATATTCAATGGTCAAAAAAGATTGCCTTGAACTCAGCTTATGGTGCAGTTGGTAATCAATACTTTAGATACTATGATGTACGACAGGCAAGTGGTATTACAACGGCTGGCCAGTTTATTATTCGTTTTATTGAGAAGAAAGTAAATGAATATCTTAATAGTATTTTGTTAACAAAAGATAAAGTAGATTATATTGTTGCCTCTGATACAGATTCAATCTATGTAAGATTTGATAAACTTGTAGAAAAAACTTGTCAAGGTAAAACTAAAGAACAGATTATAGATTTTCTTGGTAAAGTTTGTGATAATAAAATTGAACCATATATTGAAAAATGTTTTGATGAGTTAGCAGATTATTCTAACGCATTTAAAAATGCCATGGTTATGAAACGAGAAGTAATCGCCGATAAAGGTATATGGGTGGCGAAGAAAAGATATATGTTAAATGTTCTTGATGAGGAAGGCGTTAGACTTGCAGACCCTAAATTAAAACTTATGGGTATTGAGGCAGTTAAATCATCTACACCTGGTGTTTGTCGTGTTAAGATTAAAGAGGCAATCAAAACCATCATGGGTAAAGAACAAACTGATTTACATAAACTAGTTGCAGACTTTAAGAAAGAATTTTTTGAATTACAACCAGAGGCTATTGCTTTTCCTAGAAGTTGTAACAATCTCCGTAAATATCGTGATAGTGCAAACATCTTTATCAAAGGCACACCAATCCATGTGAAAGGTGCATTGATATATAATTATCAGATACATAGACTTGGTTTACAAAACAAATATCCTTTAATACAAGAAGGCGATAAGATTAAATTTATTAAATTAAAGGCAGCCAATCCATTTAAGTTTGATGTAATTAGTTATATGACTACACTACCAGATGAATTTGAAATAAAACCTTATGTAGATTATGATATACAATTTGAAAAAACTTTCCTTGACCCTATGAGATTTATTCTTGACGCAATAGGGTGGAAGGCAGAACCACAAGCAAGTCTGGAGGCTTTCTTTGGTTAATTTCCCAACAAAAAAATATGGAGTTATATATGCAGACCCTCCGTGGTATTTTAAAACAAGGTCAGATAAAGGAAAGGATAAAAGTCCTGAAAGACATTATCCTTGTATGCCTATTGCTGACATCATTCGGTTACCTGTTAACAGAATTGCTGAGGACAATGCAGTCCTCTTAATGTGGGTTGTAGACCCATTATTAGACCAGGCGTTTAAAGTTATAGACGCCTGGGGTTTTAAGTATAAGACCGTAGGTTTTACATGGGCAAAAACGAATCGTAAGTCATTAGGATTTTTTACAGGTTTAGGATACTGGACAAGAGGTAATCCAGAAATGTGTTTACTTGCAACAAAAGGTAGACCAAAACGAATTAATAAAGATGTGGCACAATTAGTTGTGTCACCAAGAGGCAAACATTCAGAAAAACCTTTATTACATAAAGATATAGAAAGATTGGTAGATGGACCTTATCTTGAAATGTTTGCTAGAAAGAAACCATATGAAAATTGGGATTATTGGGGTAACGAAGTTTGAGCTTGACATTAGCGATACTTTCTGTTATAATAATACTCTTATTACCAACAATTTTATTATGGATGTGGAACAATGAAGACCCTAACTAAAGAACAAGCATTACATTGTGCTAGTATTTTCAATGACTATTTTGGTCAGTTTGAAAGAATAGACCAATACATGCGTGACCAAAAGATGGCTCAGATTGATACTATACCTCAATCACTTCCTGGTATGGGGTTTGATAGTGATATGTTTGACGACTTTACTATGTCACCACAAGTTATGGATTTACAAGTTGTTGAATTAGATAATCATACATGGGACACTTGTATTAATATGATATCAAGTCATAGTAATATGACAAGTATTCCTGGTAAGACTTTAAAACTTGCGGTAAAAGAAATGAACACAGGCAAGTTTGTAGGCTTTATGAGATTTGGTTCGCCAGTTATAAACTGTAAACCTAGAAATGATATGTTAGGTAATGTACCTGATTTAAAAGTATTTAACAAAACTGCCATTATGGGTTTTGTAATTGTACCATGCCAACCATTTGGTTTTAATTATCTTGGTGGTAAATTATTGGCTGGTCTATGTTGTTCACATCAAGTTAGAGAGATGTTGAATAAGAAGTATGATATGAATTTAGTATTGTTTGAAACCACATCTTTATATGGTAAAACAAAAGGTGCCTCAATGTATGACGGCATGAAACCATTTTTAAGATACAAAGGTAATACAATGTCAGATTTTATTCCTATGTTACATGGTAAACCATACCTTGACATGGTAAAATATGTTGAAGATATTATTGGTGTAGGTCAATTAGTAAAAGAGGGTGCGTCAAGTCGTAAACTAAAAATGACCACAGGTATTATTGGCTTAGTAAAAAAAGCATTAGACGGTGATGAACTAAATAAGTTTAATACTACAATTGCAAATGCTAAAAACCTTACTGAACAAAAAAGATATTATGCAAGTAATTATGGTATAGAAAATTTTATAGATATTGTAAATGGTAAGACACAAGATATAGTAAAGGCGCCAAACTATGACAGATACCATGACAATGAGATTATAGAATGGTGGCGTAAAATGGCAACAAAGAGATTTGATAATCTAAATAGTGATGGTCGTTTAAGAACAGACCTAGAAGTATGGACAAAAGATAGTCAGATTGACATTATCAGATGAGGCTTGACAATTATAAACAAATGATGTATATTAGGAGAAATAATGAGTGATTTTTTTAAAGATATTATAAAAGAAACCGGTAATGAATATGCCACATTGGCAAAAGACGGTGTTGCTGGAGGTGATGTAGATAGTTTTATTGATACAGGTTCATATTCTTTCAATGCATTATTATCCGGTTCTATTAAAGGTGGTTTACCAAGTAATCGTATCACAGCAATTGCTGGTGAGGCTGCGACAGGTAAAACATTCTTTGCATTAGGCATAGTAAAAAGTTTTTTAGATAAAGACCCTAACGCAGGTGTTATCTATTTCGAATCAGAGAATGCTATCTCAAAAGACATGATTGAAAGTCGTGGTGTAGATAGTGGTAGAATACTGGTAATGCCAGTTGCAACAGTACAAGAATTCAGAGCTCAATCAATTAAAGTGATTGACAAATATTTGGAACAACCAGAAGACAAAAGAAAACCTATGTTGTTTGTATTAGACAGTTTAGGTATGTTATCTACTACAAAAGAAATGGAAGATACGGCTGCTGGTAAAGAAACAAGAGATATGACAAGGTCACAAATTGTTAAATCTACTTTCAGAGTATTGACTTTAAAACTAGGTCAAGCAGGTGTTCCTATGATAATGACTAATCATACTTATGATGTGATTGGTTCTATGTTTCCACAAAAAGAAATGGGTGGCGGTTCAGGTTTGAAATACGCTGCTTCATCAATCATCTACCTAAGCAAAAGAAAAGAAAAAGATGGCACAGAGGTAGTTGGCAATATTATACATTGTAAAAACTTTAAATCAAGAATAACAAAAGAGAATGCTCAAATAGATGTAAGACTAACTTATAAAACTGGTCTTGACAGATACTATGGTCTTTTAGAACTCGGCGAAGAAGCTGGTGTCTTTAAGAAAGTATCTACAAGATATGAAATGCCAGATGGCACCAAAGTTTTTGGTAAGTCTATCAATACAGAGCCTGAAAAGTATTATACAAAAGAAATATTGGAAAAGATTGATGACTATACAAAACAAAAATTCACCTACGGACAAGACGAAGAATAGAAGATATGTTTTTGCTCAGAAAGAGGGCGCTGAACATTCTTGTATCAAGTTGACAGAGGGTAAATTCAAAGATGTAATTTACCATTATGGCAGAGTTGCGTTTGCACCTGAATCAGAATTGAAAGAGGGTAAACTACCTATGAAATTTGATTATACAGTTGACAGCAATCCTCGTAATCTTCTCCTGCTTGACAATAAAGAGTTTATAGATTATATTGGTGATATTTTATTAGAATTATTAGAAGAGAAATTAAAAGATGGTACAGCAATCACGAATTGAAAATACAATAATCAGTAGTCTGTTCTTCAATGAAGAATATACTAGAAAAGTTTTACCTTTTATCAAAGAAGAGTATTTTGGTAATCGTGTTGAACAATTATTGTTTGGTGAAATATTTAAATTTGTAGAGAAGTATAATAATCTTCCTACTAAAGACGCTATCTTAATTGAACTTAATAGTAGAAAAGATATTAACGAAGAAGAATTAAATCACATAAAAGATTATGTTGTTGCAATAGAAAATACCGAGTCAGATAACCAATGGCTATCAGAAACTACAGAAAAGTTTTGTAAAGACCGTGCTGTTCACAATGCAGTATTAAGTGGTATAAAAATACTAGATGGCAAAGATAAGAAACAAACACCAGAGGCAATACCACATATCTTATCAGACGCATTAGCCGTATCATTTGACAAGTCAGTTGGTCACGATTATATAGAAGACGCTGAAGAAAGATTTAAATGGTATCATACAAAAGAAAAAAGATATCAATTTGATTTAGATTACATGAATAGAATTACCAAAGGTGGTGTTCCAAGTAAAACACTTAACATTGCTCTTGCAGGTACAGGTGTTGGTAAATCTTTGTTCATGTGTCATTTAGCTTCAAGTTATTTACTACAAGGGTTAAATGTATTGTATATAACTTTAGAGATGGCAGAGGAAAGAATTGCAGAAAGAATTGACGCCAACTTATTAGATGTAACTATGGAAGACCTACATGATATGCCTCAACAATTATATGAAGGCAAGATTAGTAAGTTAAGAGAAAAGACACAAGGTCAATTAGTTATCAAAGAATATCCAACAGCGT